TTCAGCCGAGCTAACTCAGAACTGTGACGCTGGTGCTAACACTCAAGCGTGTTTCTATTCTAATACATCAGGGTAAAGGAAAACCCTGCCACTAGAAAGGGGAAAAGAGTGGCAGGGCGAAACCCGAAGCTTGGCAGAGTCTAGCGAACTTCCTCTGGCTTGGTTACGCGGGTTTCCTTTGTCGCGGCTGGAGCAATAGCCGCAGTCTGTGGAGCATCAAGGGCAACAATAGCGTCAGCCCAAGTCTCTGCAAGGTCGAAGATTACGCCTGAGATTGGCTCACCTGCAACCTTGAGAATTGTGTCTTTGATTTGTTCTTTGCTTGCCATGATTAGATCCTTTTCAGTAGCAGGTCGAGTTGCTTCTGCTTGACAGCAAGAAGTGACGGTTGTGGTTCTTCAGTAACGGTTTCCTCTGGAGTCGGTGCAAGGCGCTCAACAACTGACTTCATAAGCTCAGCCTGGTCAGGAGTTAGGTCTGCACCTTCCTCAATCTTGAGCATTACATCTGCTAGTTCGTCAGCATCAACAGAAGCTCGTTGAGCTACCTTGTCAAGACCGCGCACAGTTGCCTCAGTTTGAGGATAGGCGGGCCACACGACAAGACTTGTCTCAAAAAGCCTGACTGATTTTAGACGGCGCTCTGTGCCTTCTGAGTTCCAAGAGTCTTTGATGACATTGAAACCAAAAGACATCTTGCCCACAATCTTTTCCCTGAGTAAAACTGAGAGGTCTTTTCCGAGAGTGGTCATGGGCAGCCTGGCCTCTACGCGCAAACCAACTTCATCCTCAGTCAGCTTCATAGTGCCTGAGCGAGTTGACGCTAGTGGCTGACCTGCATCATGGTTCCAAAGCAGCATCACATCGTTGCGAGACTTAAGCGAGCGGCTAAAAGCACCGCGCTCAACATACTCAACAAAGCCACCTAGGTTTTCTGAAGGCTGGTCAAACTTAGCGGCGTAACCAACAAAGGTCATGCCATCGCCCTCTTCGCGGATCTCAAAGGTTGTTTCAAAGTCGCGGGTTTCGCGGTTAGACATAGTTTGTTTCCGTTCCTGTTCAGCATCTAGCCTAGCAACTACACCCTCGGCGTAGGCTTGAGCCCTTTCAGCACCCCTGCGGTTCGCTGGAGCACCCCATAAAAGCATTGCGACAACACCAGCAGAAGGATACTCAGGGCTATCAGGCTGAGCAGCAGGAGAATCCAAGTCAACCAAATGACGCGCGATCCAAGGCGCGATAAGCCGCCACTTACGCTCTGTGACTTCGCCTGAAGCCATAGCTCTAGCATCAGCGATTGTTTGGTCAACCAGTCCATCGCCACCCTTTCCCTCTTCGTAATACTCAAGCCCTCTGCGAGCTGCTGCCCTCATGTAAGCAGGTGGTGTCAAATCAACTGCTCGCATCTCTTCATCCTCATCATCATAGGATGCAGGGACTTGGCTTGGTGCAATAGCGGTGATTCCGAGGTCTCGGTAAGCGTTGCGGATGTCCTCATTGTCATCAACTGCAACCATCACATTGTAAGTTTCTAGCAAGCGCTCTGCGGTCTGCTTCTTCCATTCCGTTGAGTCGGTATCGGCATCAGGCTTCATAAACAGTTGGTCATAGTCAATGTCCAAGCTGTCTAGCTCTCTAACAGTTGCGTCACGCTCAGAGGCGAGGCGAGCGGTGACGATAATGATTTCGGTGTCATCAAAGCTGTCTAGGTAATCTGCAACCTTGTCAACCTTTGCACCTTGGTAGGTAATCAGAGTGTTGTCAATGTCAGCAATGACGGCTGGAGGCCCTGACTCGTTACGCTCGCCACCTGGCTCAAGGTTCTCAGCAATAGAGACTGCAACCATCTGGTCAATCGCTCCTTGCTTGGTAGTGTGGCAACCGATGACTTCGCCATCCTCTTTAGTAACTGCCCAGCCGCCTGAGCAGTCCTGTGCTTTGTCGGTAATGTAATAAGGCACTAGCTCTGCCTAACTGCGATCACATGAAGCGCGACAGAGTTGCCGCTCGCAATAGCCCACAGGTCATCACCTGCTGGAACATCAAGTTGAATTGTCTCGGTCTTGGGCACATGAAGTCCAGTTGTGGTAGTCACAGTTGAGTTACCAAGATAAACATCATTATTGCCGCTGTGGTCGTGGTCGTGAACAATGACCTGTTGATTGCCCGCTTGTGCCACAACAACCTTGACTCTTGTTGTTCCAACGGATACTTGACTGCTAGTGATTGGCATTATTTGGCCTCATAGACTGCTTGTGGGTCATTAGGGTCAATCTGTGCCACGCCTTGAAGCTGAACGCTTGGAACACCTGTGTGAGTCATTGGCGGTAGGTCTAGGGCTGATAGGACTGAAGCAGGGTCAAAACCCACCACAATCAGCTTCTGAGCCATTGCAACTCGCTTGTCTGTTGCAGTTAGATCAGCAGCGTCAATCGGCACATTGGCTAGTGGCACTCGGAGAATGTCACCGCCGTCAATCTTTGACAAGCCTTCGCCCTGTCGAACATCGTTGACTGTTAGCCAGCCACCCTGAATTGCAACAGAGGCGGCGGTTGCGCGAGAGTTGATGTCACCTCGTAGCAGAGCACTCAAGTTGAATTCGCAGAAAGCGCCTAGCCCGTTTGGGTAAACCTGAAGCAGAGTGCTTAGGGCGTTTTCAATCAGAGCCACATAAGGTCTTAGCCCCAAGGTTACAAACTCAATCTGAGTCTGTTCAATGCTTGAGTAGGTGTTAGTTCCTGGCAGGCTCATCATGTGAGTTGGGATTGAGTAGATGCGGCAAACATCCTCAACAAACATCCTGCGAGACTCAATGGACTGAGAGCGCTCTGGGTCAACACCGATGTCCTCAATCGCTGCACCTGAGTGCATGACGATTGTCTTGCTTGACTTTCTCCAGCCACCATGTCTTGAGTCAACAGAGTCAGCCATTTGCTTGGCTTGCTCTGGTGTTAGCGAGCCTGGGACTGTGATTGCAAAGTTGCCTGTTGCACCCTGCCCAAAGAATCGCTGTGCGTAAGAGTCAAGAGCCATGCCGAGTCCAAGAGACTCTTTGAGCATTGAGATGCGAGAGATGCCGCGAACAGCGCCAGGCTGTATCAGGCTCTCAACAATATGCAAAACCTCATCTTGGTTGTAGGTCTCAGAATTCTTGTTGTTGGTGAATACGATACGACCCTGAGCGTTACGCTTGACATCTATCTCAACAGGGTTCATAACCATTAGGTTGATAGGCAAGCCGTTCTCATCGCGGAACACCCTTATGAAAGCATTGCCATCAAACATCAAGCTGGTAATGATTTGAGAGATGAAAGGTGTGCGATCTACAAAGCTAATGTCGGGGCGGTTTACCCAGTCAGGCTTTGGTCGCATTAGGAATTTCTGACCGTCTCTGCGAATCCATGCATCCATCGGCAGGGTAGAGATGCTGGAGGCGATTAGGTTGACTGCACCTGTGATGGCTGCAAGCTTCCAAACATTGTCCTGCGTTACATAGGTTCCAGAGTTGGTTGACAGCTCGATGTCTCCACCGCTACCCCAGATAGTCTGAAAGCTAATCCCGCGAGTTTCAAAAAGGTTGTTGAGCATTACTTCTGCCTCTCAATGGCAAGACCAAACAAGACGGCAAAAATACCGCCAAAGATGAAGCCAAGTGGCAACCAAATAACGCCAAGCCCAAATACTATTGCCGCTGCTCCCGCGACTTGTAATGCTGTTGCCATGTCATCCCTCAAAATACAAATACGCCTGGTGTCAAGACTTCTGCTTCTATTCTACTTGATAACGCTCTGTCAACTGCTATGACTGCTGCAACAGCAGCGTCAATCCTGCGCGATGAGTTGCGGTTCTCTTTCACTATGCGAGGGCCAAGGTTGTCAACCTTTACAACCGCGTTGTCTAAGTGCCTTGCAAGAATCGGGTCTCCGTCATGCTTTATCTTGCCCTCAACCACGGCTGAGAAAAATTTTTGACAGGCTGGAACCATGCGGCGAGCATTGGTGCTCGGATACTCGACAATGGGATAACCCTCATCTGCTAAGACTTGCATTGAGCGTTGCCAGCGGTAAGGGTCGCAGACAATCTCCTTGACTCTGGGATTGTCGCGCACAAACTCTCTAATCTTGTTCTCAACCTCAAGAGTGTCAACGCGCCAGAGATCATCATGGATGTTTGGGTCTTTCTCCCAAGCCTTGATCATGAACACTTGTGGCTCATCCTGAAGAGTCGCGCCGACCAGAACAGTTGAGTCACCAGAAAATGAGCCGTCAAAGCCGATGACATAGTCTTTGTCAGTTAGGTCTAACTCAGCCGCGCAAGAGTCCCATGTGCCAGTAGGTAGCCAGCCAAGGGCGCTAGAGACCCATTGGTTGCATCGCTTAGTTCTGAACTCAGGCTCAGGTGTTCGCTTGACAGCAGACTCAAAATCAGCAGCGTCACAGATGTCACCAAAGCCTGGGTTGGCAAGTTTCCAAGTTTCAGGGTCGCGGTGGTCTGACTCAGGTGGCGCTTCCCACCATGCCATGAAGAATGACGGGTCATCAAGTTCACCTCTAGCTACGCGCTGTCCCATTTGGTAGAGCGAGTAGGCGATTGAGTCTTGACCTGTTCGGTCTGTCTTTACCCCTGCTGTGGTGATTGCAACCATGTGTGCCTGATTACCGCGAGCACCCATAGCTAGAGACATAACATCAAACAGCTCACGCGATTGGTGAGCGTGTAGCTCATCGGCATAAACGGCTGTTGGTGAAAGACCTTCCTTTGAGTAGGACTCAGCAGACAGGACTCGATAAACAGATCCTGTGCTGACAACTTCAATGGCATCTCGGTAAATCTTGGTTAGCTCCAATAGCTCAGGGTTTGCCTCAATGGTTTTCTTAGCATCTGCAAAGACGATGCGCGCCTGTTCCTTTTCAGCGGCGATGCTGTAAACCTCGCCACCTTTAGGGCCAAAGAAGGTGTCATAAACGGCACACAAACTCATGAGTGCGCTTTTGCCGCTCTTTCTCGGCATGCCCACAAGACACAGCTTTTCTCTGAAGCCGTCATTGCCATCTGTTGCATAGATCCTGCGAATAAGGTCTTTCTGCCAGTCGCGCAAGACCAGAGGTGAACCCTGCTTGCCAGCAACGCTGTCTTTGGTTATGACACCAAAAGCCTCAGCAAAGTCAATGACCAGTTCGCCCTCACCATTAGCGATTGCGTCAGGTGGAACTTCGGTCAACCATTGGGGAGGCCACACGCTGTTCCTTTCTTGCCATCAGTTCCTCAAACTTGCTCTGAGTCTTTACCTCGGCTAGTCCTAACCGAGTGCGGTCTGATGGGGTGAATCCTAAGAGTCCTAGGTTACTAGTGATTAGGCGCTCAAGGTCATTGAGCTGCTTATACAAATGCCAGTCTTGAGTTTCAGCAATCAGGCTTCTGATTTCTTCGCGCCTGTCAAGTTGCTCACAGGTCATCATCAGCAGGTGAGTGTCAGAGTTCCTGGCAATCCATGAGCCGCCTGTGATCATGGCTGACTTCCAGAGTTGCAACCCTGCAAACTCAAGCGGTCTAAACGGTTCGATGTAACCGCCCTCGACTTTCGGAGCAGCAACCATGCGTTGCTTGTCCTCTGGGCGTAGGGTTCCTCGCTTGGCTTTTATTTCTGATGGCACTTTTGGATTTGGCATAGCACAACCATAGCAACTGCAAGCGCTTACAAAAACGATTGAACATACAAGGTGTGTGAAAAAG